GCATACTTGCCCATTGTATCTGCAATTCTTGGATCAAATACAACTATCTTGTGCCAAGTAGTTTTTTCATTATCTTTTATTTTTTTGTTAGTAGCTAAAGATAGATTAGCAAAGCTATCACCATTTTTAGTTTGTTTAACTTCTGGATCAGCTCCTAATCTACCAACTAATATAACTTTATTTACCATTTTTCTTTATCTCCTTAACATTTACTATTTTAATATTACTATCAAGTTTACTAGATGCTCTACCTTTTTGTAATTTTTCTTCAGGCATTTCATCTTCTGAATATACAAATCCATGTAAACCTAATAGTTTAAGAACACATCTATCATAAGCACGTTTTTCTGCCATTGCATATGGATAAGAATTTTTAGTATTCTTAGGTGATGCTTCACCATAAGAAGTAACTCTGTGTTCATTCTTATCTTTCTTCATAACTGCAGTACATTTAACTACAACAATACCATCTGCAGAATTGGTTTCTATTTCATCGTAATAATACTTAATACCATTTTCTGCACCTGCTTGTTCAATATATCTATGATACATTACCCAAGTACCATGACAATCCCACAATGCTTTGTATTGACCTTGTTCGTCTTTTTGATCTAGTTTAAGTTCTTTTAGTATAGCTAATGCTCTACTATCTATTGGCTTTCCCATGTTGCACCTCCTTTGTTATATACACATAAGCCTTTGCTCCACTTAAGTTTTTTCTTTTATCAGTTCTATCAATTTTACCTTGTTTATACAACTCAGTTACTCTTGGTCTAACTGTAAAAGGACTTAAATTTAGTAGTTCAGCAACCTCATCTGAAGTTGCACCAAAATTACCTTTATTAGTTATTACATCAAATACTTTCATTCTGATAGTTTCAGCTCCTGCTTTAATTAATTCAGCAGCTTCTAATGATGTACCATCTTCTTTACTCCCTGGCGAGAATGGGTATGATTGTTTCTCCATCTGTAAACTCCTTACTGTTAAAATTTTCAAAACCAATATACTCTGGTGGTCGTTTTTTCTTTTGAACAAAATGCCAAAACAATATTTCAGCATTTAGTAATTGTTCTTGAAACTCTTTGTCTTCAGTTACTTCCATAACTTCATATTTCATATTACCAAAAAACATAGATACATAAACTTTAGGATAACCTGTAACCATTAAATAATGTTGCAATTGAGCTTTGTATTTATCTGCAACTTTCTTTGGATTACTAAAAGCATTAGTGTGTTTGCATTCTAATATTGCTTTGTCTTCTCCTAAAATTAAACCATCTACATGAGCATACATAAATTTATATTTATCATGAAAAAAAGCTTCTTGCTTACCATCAACCTGTAATCCAGTTTGTTTAGTAAACCAAAATATATTAAAACTTTCTGTATGTATTCCCATTTGTACAGGTAATACGTCAGACAAATCTGCAGGTTCAGCTGCGTTAGTTTTTTCTTCCCAAAGTTCTAACCAATCACCTTGGTATAACCTAGTTGCATCGGATCCTCCAATACCTTTACTTCTGTCAAAGTTTGTTGTTGTTTTGTTTTTTAATTTTTCTACTGTTGAATTTACTGCCCAACTTTTACATTTACGTTTCATATTGTACCTCCTACTTTAAAGTAATATTTATCTTTTAAATTTATTAACGATTGATCTAACTTTAAGACCAAGGCTTTCGGCTTTTTGTCTTTTAAGTTTTTCGTATTTTTCTTTTTTTTCTTTCTCATCTTTTAACCTCAACTTTTCTATTTGATTTACATACTTCCAAGGAAGTGTACCATTTAGTATTTTAGTTGCAGTCGCAACATAAATGTCATCATCGTATTCTATTTGCTTATAAAATTTAAGCAAACGCATACGAAACAGCATTTGTCTATTATGTGGAGCTGAGTAATCTACTTTACTCTTGCGTTTCAGTTCCTTTATCATTTACAAATGTTCCTTCCTTAAATTTAGCAACCATTGTATCAAGCTCTTTTTCTTTTAGCTTGAATTTTTTAATGATAGATCTAGCTTTAACTAAATAATGAATAGCATCTATTAATTCTTCAATAGTTTCTTCTGTCCATTCGTCCAACGGTCTATCATTATCTTCCATTGTTTTGCCAAATTTCTCCATGCCTTGCATATGTCTATCAACTATTTTGTTGATAACTTCATTTACAATAGGATCATTTGTAACTTCGTTAGGTTCAAAGTTTGGATTTATTGTCATTGTTTTAGCACCTTTGGGGTTAATGTTATTTGCATATCTAAAGCATCTGCCCAACAGCAGAATAACCAACCACTTGGTTTTCTTATTCCACATTCCCATTTAGAAACTAATCCCTTGGCTACCCCCAAGATCTCGTCCATTTCTAATTGTGATATTCCTTTAGTTTTTCTAGCAGCCACAAATTGTGGTATTACTTGATTATGAAATATCGGGCCTAATGCTTCTTGATTTGCCATATTTGAAGCATACGCACAAATATTTAATTGTCAACACCCAATGTGCGTTGCCTGAAACATAGAAAGAGCAACGCAATTGGGGCATTAGCATACCATGGTTTTCGCTAACTATTAAAGACTTAGACAGATACCTCTGATGCTTTAAATTCTATAATATTTTTTAATTTAGCATATACTGCATGATTATTATCAATTTTCCAATAATTTTTTTTATTTAATCTTAACTGTACATGATACACACAAGTTGTATGATCTTTACCAGTTAATTTAGATATTTGTGGAAAAGAAAGTGCAGTACATTCTCTTAATAAATTAAGAGTAAATGATCTCGGCAGCACTAAATACTGATCTCGCATTTTACTAAATAATTCAGATTTTTTAACTTTAAACCAAGAACAAACTTCATCTATAATAATATCATAGATTTTTTCGTTATGTATTGGTTTAGTATCTGGAACAAATTTAAATATATTTTTGTCATTTAGTTTACAATCTTTGTAACCAGCATTGTAAATGTCATGTTCTCTATCAGTATAAAGTTTAACAATAGCTTTATCTGATGGTTTAAGTATTGTTTTAGACATTAGTTTTTCTCCTTGATGCTTCCATAGTTCTCCATATTTCTATTTTCATTTCAGCAGTTTTTCTTTTATTTTTTAAAGTCAACTGCTCAACATTTAATTTATGCAACTTTTCAATATGATTAGTATAATGTTTAGATGCATAGAATTGTTCGGTAGCTTTAGATACTGGAAGTTCTGATCCAGAAACAAAAGCACCTTTTATATGTTTTAATATATCTTGACCATATGTAAGCTCTGCTTGTACTTTAGCAAAAGCTTCGTCAGTTGATGCAAGATAAGTTATTAGTTCATCTATTTGCATATTCCTCCTTAGTTATATAAAGCATTCCAATGATCTGATTGCATCATCTCTGCTACTTGTTTTTCTCTTTTTCTTGAAACATTGTAAACAGCTCCTCTGGTGATTGGGTGAGTCGCCCAGTCAGTCGCAGTTTGATAAATCGCAAAAACTGTATTGCCATATTTAGCAACATACTTACCCCATAAAGAGTCCAGATCACGCATGACAACAATACTGTTATTGTCGATGTCGAGATTTCTTTTACGATTGTTAGCCAAGGTTTTTCTAAATAGTTCTGTAACTTCATTTACACTCACTTTCTTTTGCATCATTTTAAACATTTCGTCACCCATTTCTTTATGGCTTTCTAAACCAGCACGAAATTCAGCGACACTATAAGTAATATCTTGTTTGGAACTATGTTTATTATACACAGTAAATGTCCAATCAGGTCTTATCATACCATTTAAGCACCACATATACATTGAAGAAAACATAATTTGTTGGCCCCATTGTCCATCAAGTGATGAGTAAATTCTTATTTGAGGAATAATACATTCATTAGTTTTATGATGAGAATCAACATATATTTTTTTATTCCAAAAATTTATATTTCTTCGGTATTTTTTACCATCAGCATAAACTTCATCATGAGTAGTTATTTCCCATTTATAAATATCTGGTATAGCATCCATAATTACTTCGTTAACCTTTTCTGCTAAATCAGAATACGGTCTAACTATGTAATCATCAGAATGAATACCAAGTAATTTACCATTATCTTTTCTTACAAGTGCATACCTGTTTACAGGTGCATCTACTTCTCCTTCAGTTTCATTATCATGTGCATTGTAATAAAGTTGTTTTTTATCAACTTCAAAATACGCACTTGGATCTATTGTGAGTAGATCATCTTGTTGTATTTGTATATTTGTTTGCATACGACCTCTTTCTTTCTTTTCAGTTAAT